TTAACTAATAGTTCCTGAGCTTTAGGATTTAAAAGATTGTCTACTGTATCGTCATAATCAAAACCAACTTGTTGGTCATTATAAAGATATGCAGTACCCTTTCTTCTAAAAATACCCATTCTCTCAAGATCAAAGATCAAGGCACGAACGCCTATCTCTTTGGAATTCATACTTGCTGTTTTAATAAAGTCTGTAGGATCATCTTCAACTATCTCATAAAGTTTGGTATATACCCAATCTTCACTCGAGTTTTCAACAAATTTTCCATAAACTTTTAACAAGTCATTTTTCTTAGAAGGAGTTAATTTACTAAAAACTTCTACAGCTTTAGCTTTATTACTCACTTCAGCAGCTTGTTTTTCCATCTCATCTTTCTCGTCATAGATAACATATTTAGCACTAGGCCATAATCCATCATCTAATTCTTTTTGAGAATTCGCTACAAATCTACTTGCTTGAAGTACCTTAAGTTGCAATTCTTGTAAAGGAATACTAATATCAAAAAACATTGTTTTATCCTCTAATTTTATTTTAAACTCTTGCCAGTACTCATTACTAGGAGCATTACTAAGATCTGCTCCAACTGCTCCACCTAAACGCTTTTCATCTTCTTTATCTAAACCAGTAGCTAAACCGCCAATTGATCTATCAAAAAGAGGTTGAAAAGTATCCGTAGTATCTTGAAATTTGGCTCGGCCTATTTTATGTAGACCGTGCCATTTTTCTTTTATGATTGGTTTTACAATTACTCTAGTTGTTGTTTTAACTTTTGCCATTGTAATTTATATAAGGTTAATATTAATTTTCTTGAAGGATCAATTCACCACAACGAGTTACGTCATCGATTTGAACACCACATTGATCATGAACGATCATAGTGTACGAATCTTTAGCATTACTCATTAATCCACCCTTGTTAGGTCCATAAGGAGTTTGTAAACCAGAAACGTATCCTAGTTTATAACCATTTTTCTTATGTACGTACTTGATATTATTCATACCACCACTTCCACCAAAATCAAGGAAAGTAAATCTCATTGATTCCATAGGAACTTGTAATGAAGAATGATATTGAAAATTAATCTCTCTATCATCATACACAGGATTGTGTCTTAATGTTAAAGAAATACCATTAGGTCCATTGTACTTAACAAATTGTCCACCGAATTCCATACTATTTCCACTACCTTGAATAAACTTACTATCAGTAGTTAAGAAAGGAGCAGACGCATTCATCATTGCTTGATGGAATGCTAACATACCATATTCACCAGTAAAGGCTACAATATTTCTGTTAGACATATCTACTCTACCAAAGAAAATATCCAATAAAAATTCACGAATAAGTTTCTCAGTTAATTGTGAATAATGATGAACATGTGAATCACCTAACAACTCTTGAACACCAGGTCCAGTTCTTGCAGCACGTCCATTAGCACCTGCTACAGTATTAGTTGATTTACCATACCAAAGTGATCTTTCTTTTTCTTTGTACCATTGAATCCAATATTCAGCCTCAGCATATTTTAACCATTTATAGTCTTTATATACTTTACCATTTGCATCCATAAGTGCTGTTACTAAAGCTTGATTAGCTGCATCACCAGTTACAGAATATTCTTTTCTATACGTAGATAGATTAGAACGTAACTTCATTGGCATTGCGTAAGTAGTAGAACCACTTTGATCGCCACCTTCTTCATACACTGAGAACAGTTTGCTCCATTGTAC